GGAACGGCAAGCCCCAAACTGTTCTAAGGATTTGGAAATCACCTTAGCTGATAACGGCGTTCTTTTCCGTGCATTATTCGGATCGGGAGTTAGTTTGCTGATATCTGTCTCAGTAATTTTAGGTTTAGTCATGAGTTTTTGTAATGACGTTTAATTTGTTAATTCTAACTTGGAATTATACTTGGATCAATCTAGCAACTTCTTTATTCCTTGTGCAAACCGCCCAACGGATAAAAGACAATACTATTCCTATAGCCACCTTTCTTTGTGGGCAGAATAGGTGTGACTCCGTGTAAGTTTGCCCATGCAGGATAGCAGATCATCGATCCGTCAACATTGTCAAAAACCAAATCGTAGTCTGGCACATGAAGATTTCCACCGTTGGCATTTTCTTTTTTAGAATAGATAACATTTACCGTATTTTTTAGATTCCTGTTATCTTGGTGATAATTGGCAGCTATATTATAATTACTAATTGAGCTAGTAAATAAATCTCCAAACCTAAACTTTTTTAAAACATTTTCCTCTATTGTTTTTTTCTGAATAAAATATTGTTCTGGCATAATATCTTTAATCAAATTCTCTGATAGTTTTGCTAATACTATCATTCCCTTAATAAAAGCAGATGCCGAACTCTTTAAATGAACCTGACTTATTGAATTAAAAGGTCTTCTTTGGTGGGGTTTGGCAGGAACAGCTCCGATTATTACAGATTCCTGTTCAACACTACTATATTCCCACGCTCCCGTCTCACTCTTGGTTCCTAGAGGTAAACGTCTGTACATTGTTGATTTAGGCACTCTTTTACTTCTTAATTCTTTGTTGCAATACCCCAAAACATCATTAACATCATTCGGTAAACTTCTGAGATAAAATCCAACCTTGTTCCCATCAGAATCAAGAAATAAAGTTGAGTCAATTACATTCGGAATTAGCTCTGGCGGGTTGTCATTTCTTTTGTAGCCGTGTTCTACAACTACTAATCTTTGCTCTTTCATTGGTACTAATTGCTGGTTAATCTTCTATTATAAAACATCTTTTAGTGCAGATACCAAAATGACACCAATATCTTCTCCTTTTTTCTTTGCTGTGTCATAAAGTTTTTTTGCTTCGTCGTACTTATCGGCAGGAAAATCAATAATTATACTTCTTTTGACGTTTGAGTTAAAATTTTCTGCTGTTGCATCTATATCCTCATCATCCATATTGATATAATCAGGGAAAACATTGATACCTTCGTTCTTGCTACCCCCTAACTGTTCTAATAACTCATTTAATTTATCATCGGGGAAAAACTCAGATAGATCAACCTCTTGAGCTAAATCATTTAAAATATCAAAATCCCATGTTGAGAAATCAGAAGCGGTATTATCAGCGATCACATACTGTTTCCACTGCTCCTCTGTTAGCCCATTCCTTTGAACTGCAACAATTTGATCTCCGGTTGCTTCGACAATTAGGACATTTTCCATCCCTAATTCCCTGGCTTCGGCTATTGTCCCGTTACCAGCGCGAATGATTCTATTTTCGTCAATAACAATACTGCGACAAGCACCAAATTCCTTGAGGCTTTTGTTAATAACAGAAGCCGATTCAGGGGTTCGCTTCCGAGGATTCCGAGGTGTCAATTTTAGGTCGGCAATATCAACTTGTTCGATTTTGGGTTTCGTCATAAATCAATAATATCTTATGGTTGATTATGGTGTTCTGTCTATGTTAGCATCTAATTGTCCATTTCGGCACGACTCGGAAGGAGTTCGGAATACTTTGAACAAACCTGATAATACAAGACTAGACCTTTTGATCAAAGCAGTCGAAATTTTAGTCGAGAATCCATACTTGTCCAACGTAAAAGTTGCCAAGTTAGTGGGGTGTGACGAAGGCTCTATTCGGCGATGGAAGAAGTTGGATATATGGAAAGAAGAAGAGCAAAAAATATTAAAAATAAGAATGGAGGTAGCAGGAAATATATTATCAAATATCGTAAAAGGTAATCAGAGTGAGCAAAGAAACCAAAGTCATCAGGATACTCAAAGTCATCAAAATACTCAAAGATATCAGAATACTCAAGGTGTTCGGGAGCAAAACGAGGATGTTAAAGATTTTGATCGGACTGACGTATTTGAAACAAAGAGACGGATTCAGTATCAAGCCAACCTAGAGAAACAGCAAGACGACTTAAAGTTATTCCTAGAGGCAATCAAGGCAACGGGCGTCCAATCGCTAAAGTTAGCAAATAAAACTTATACCGAGTTAGGGAAAATGGATAACCCTGTCAAGGCTTGCCAGCAGGGGACAAAGGCAGGGGTTCATTTTCACGTCCGTACGGGGATGGACGCAGTAAAGGAAGTAGACCGACTCATTGAACGAATCTATCAAATAGATCGGGTTCTTGAGTATATGGAACAACAAATTGGGACAGATGATTATGATTAACTTATATTATATGGGACTACGTGTAACAGGCGAATCTACGGGAATGACAATACAAAAAAAACACCCAATTAATACAGGGTGTTTTTGATTGATAAGATAACTCTTAACTATCGGCGTTAAAACCATCTACAATCCCCATCAAATCAGGAATTAAAGATTGAATCTTTAAATATTTTTCCGATAAAGCCCCCTCCATTGCCTCCAGCCGTGCCTCTATGTCAGGGTCAATTGTCGGGGTTTGTCGTGCCTCTAGTTTGGCAATTCTGTCCAGCAGTTCAGCGTAGCTTGATTTGGGCTTCTCAACCTTCCTCTCTAGTTTTACCTCGCCATCGGTTAAGGTTTCAATCCCACTAATCAGGATATCTCTGATCGTTTTTGATTGGTCATAGTTAACGCTCCCCCTGTTGTTAGGGGCTGTGGGGTAATGTTCCCGTCCGTAGGCTTCTATTGCAGTCAGAAGGTCGTCGGGACATCGGAAGTTAATCAGTCTGTTAGCCATAGGTTCTCTGTTTTACTTTGTGGGTTAAGTATAACACAACAATTGGGAATATAGGACACATAACAGGACACATAACAGGACACATAACAGGACACATAACAGGACACATAACAGGACACATAACAGGACACATAACAGGACACATAACAGGACATATAAGTAAAACATTGTGTTTTATGTCTTACCTATAGAAAAGTCTGATGTAAAACACCTTGATAAAGTAAAACAAATCGGTTATAGTGTTGTACATAGGGTAAAGAAAAGCCCTTAAACCACTACGGAACCTTGAAACCATGGATAACTTTGAACGCTTCCTGACCTTAGCAACATCTAAAAGTGTTGATGAAACAAGATTTTGCTATAGCTACTACGACAATGAAGACATTGGTTTTCTTCCTTCAGGCTCGGAATTGCAAATCTACATCAATTTTGACGATAGCGTTGAACTTCGGTACATTGGCCCATCAGCCACAGAAGAATGCGTAGACGAAGAAGTTGAGTTTGGGCGGATGATAACTCTCCCAGAAATCATCAAATGGTTAAAATCGAAAATTAAATAAATCCTAAAACCCCTCCCTAGAGGGGAGTTTCACCCACCTATAACTCAACTGTCTTACTTTTAGTAAAACCTATAAGTAAGACTAATCTAAAACTACTTGACATCTGTAAAGCATAGCTGTAAGATGTAAGACATCAGAGTAAAACAATCAATACAGTTAACTCTGATAACGCAACACAACACAGTCACTACGTCACTACATATAAAGGAAACAAACCATGTTGTTAACCAACCGCTTCAATCAAATCGACTCCCAAATTAATCAAGTCGAGTCTGATATTGCCAAACTTCAAAACCAATTATCAGAACTGCAACAACACCGCCAACACCTTCAAGCTGTAGAACAAGCCTGTGAGAGCGCCTTGATTCAAACCGAAACCGCTTTGGCTATGCTTAATCATATTGATCCCGATTGTGTCCAAACCTTCAAGGCGGCGATGTTGGCTAAATTTGACGGTGCTATTCCACAACTCCCAGAGGCTACCGACACCGACACACCGAAACCAGAACCCATTAACCCAACAGAACCCGATACCGACAATACAGACACCATCACGGTTGACCCTATCCTAGAATCACCGGAAATCGACACTACACCGGAATCAGAACCCCGTAACCTTGCATCTGTTGGGTGTGCAGTGTTTAATCCTTCTACAGCATCACTGGATGAACTCAAAGCATGGGTACGGAGTCACCAGGGGGATGATAAAACCCGACTACAAGGAACCCTAACCCGGCGCACAACATGGGAATACGCCGCCAAATTGATTCTTGAAAATCTAATCAGATAGGGACTTCTAACCTATCTGTAAGACTTATAAGTAAAACATATAGTAAAGTGTTTTACTTATAAGTAAGACAAATGTAAAACTACTTGGCAAAGTAAAACAAATTAGTTATACTGTTTTACATAGGGGTCAAGAAAACACCTCTTAAACACAACAGAGTCAGAAGGGCAACTTTCTCAGGGACGCCCAACCGACTCCAATCAACCCAATAAAGGATCTAAATATCATGGTAGCTCAAATCACGACCGCGATTACATCTGAAATCATCGCCTCCTACACCAGTACGTTTGACGGAATAACAATCGACACAATCTTAATAACCCACCCAGACGGTACAACTGAAATCCGTTATGGATGGACTGAATTAACGGAAAACGGTGGCACAGTCCACTTTATCCGAACCGAGAACGGGACGGTTTTAAACGGTAATTGGGCAACGGTCAAAACTAATAAATGGATGACCGCCTACAAAACTTTAAAACCCAAAACAACCCAAACCCGACCCGTCCCTGTGATTCGCTCCTATGCAGGAAAAGCCTTCAGTTCAGGACGGATTAAAAGCAATCCAGACCTCGATATTACAGAAGCACAATATCAAGAAATTATGAGTGATTATCGGGTATCACTCGGTTTGTAATTAATAAATTCCGGGGGTGAAATAATCCCCCTCTCCTAACACTTCAAACCACTTCTAAGGTAAAACAATGCAACTTCAAACCCCTACAACTGCCACTAACATAGCGATTCTACCCAACACTCCAAAGGATTTAAGAGTCGCTCTAGCATCCGGTCAAACGTTAGGAATTAACCGCCCGTTTCTGGACATACAGCGCGATTTATACCGGAAAGTTCCTGATTCTTATTATCAATTTAAAAGCAAAGGGGGAACTCAAATTATCTACCTCTCATGGGAATTATTAAGCTGTTGCATGGATTACATTGTACCGGGTTGGGAAAAGTCAATTGTTCTTAACCAGATTGGGGAACGGGTGACTGTTGAATGTACCGTAACCATCCATAGTTCCGACGGGTCATTCAAACGGACTGCCACAGGGAGCGACACTCTACTCGACGAGGGATATGGGGGGCCTGTAGTTGATGCAGAAAGTCAGGCATTCAGACGAGCCTTAGCTAATTTTGGATTTTGCTCTTATTTGTGGGATCGAGAAATTAGCAATGCCTTGATTAAAAGAATCAGAGGCTAGGAATTAACCAATTGAGAGGGATTAAAACCCCTCTCACCGCCTCAAAACAACACTATAAAGGACGATATGCTGTTTGATTGGGAACGCGATTAATACCCCTAGAACAACCGAGACCTGAGCAAGTCTTTAAAAGGCTCAACAAACCATTATTTATTTAAGGCAAAAAAAAATGAACAATAACTACATCGCCAGCGTCGAACCCTTAATCTTCGACACCTACGAAGAATTTAAAACCTGGATAGGGGAAGACAGCAAAAGCCCTAGTTTTATTGCACCAGGTATGATCGGATTTTCTTCTAAAAAGGAGAGCGATAAATTTATCTTAAATTACAAACCAGTCATAAGTTATGACTGTGGATCAGTCAAATACAACAAAATCTGAGGGAATCAATTCCTCTAGCCAATATCTGGGGGTGAAATTCCCCCAATTCAAATACATCAAGAATGGTGTATGTAACAATTTAGATTAATAAACAAATCAACCAAAGGAAAAAAATATCATGTTAGATAATTTAATTGTCGGTGGCAAATACACAATACATTTCATCTTTGAACAGTTTTATAAAAAAACTGAAACGTTAGTTTTAAACTCGTTTCATTATGAAATAAACGAGATTAAAAAAACCGATTCAGGATTGCTAATCAAATGCAAACGTAAAGGTCAATTTTACGAAACAGAACTTAGTGCCATCGGGCATTTCGTAGTTACAGAGGGTTGGGTTAAGAATCCAAAGATTAATTGTGAAAAGCTCAGAGGTTTACCACTCAACGAGATTCTAAAAATCAAAATGAAAGAGATAGGTATTGAAGAATCTGATTTCTTGTACCAACAATAAACCTTTATGGGAATTG